TAAATGGGCTTTGTGCTATAATACATTTATGAAATCAAAAATCTTTATTGTTCAACGTGACAACGACAAGTATTTCAAGCAGAAATTGCCTACATGGCGCAATGGTTTCTGTGAAATAGTACGTAATGTCACTATTGAAAAGGATCCGCACGACATTTACCAAGACGGTGAATGGGGTTACATTACGGTCTATGGCCGTAAGATTTATGTCACTAGATCCGGCACTGAATTTGCGTTTGAAATTCGTGGCTAAAAGGTTGACAATAAATGGATTTGGGTATATAATAGAGTCTTAGTCAGTTAAACAACAGGAGTTAAAAATGTCAGCATTAAAAACATATCTGGATCGCAAGAACGCTTACGCTACAATCTTTGGTGCAAAAGCACTTACTTTAGACAATGCTACTGACCGTCAAAAGATTGCCGATTCAATCGATTCAGATTTGAGTCCCGAGAATTTATCTTGTGACGGTGAACTGCCCCGTAGTCTGGTTCAGAAACGCTACAAGGAATTGACAATGGCGGCACGTGAATTGCAAAAATTAGATCCCTCAGTTAAGTTTTACGAATTCGTTTAAGGAGTAGTCATGGCTCGCAATCAAGACCCAGTTTTCACTTTCAATGCCGATGATGTGTGGGCGGCGGCATGTGCGGCACAACGAATCAATGGCAGTTATGTTAAGTTGGCAATGATCTCCGAGTCAGATCCTTCACTTACAAAGTTGTCTAATCGTATGTTGGCAATGCAATTGTTGACTGACCCCTTTAGTATCACGGATGAAGACCGTGAGCAAAGTAAAAAGGTTCGTGCATTTTATCAGGCATTGACTTTCAAAATCTTGCAAGGTAAAAAATTGAATGAGTTTGACAATAACGCAATGGTGTTGTCCAATCGTGATGTTATCTCTAGCAATTATGACTTTGCAGTTATTTGCAGTTTGCCAAGTTGCTATGAGCGAGGTGTCGTGCGCCAGTCAGTAGAACAGCGTATCAGTTTTGCTAAAGGTGGTTACATTAGTGCAGTTGGCAATAAAGTATCAACCTCAGTTGAGGTGTTGAGGTGTGTTTTTTCACAAAAGTGGATGACTAATTTTGTTACTGGTATTACTAGTGATGACCAAGTAGTATTCTTTGCTTACAAGAGTGAACTGCCAGTAGGTAAGATGTTTGACATTTACGGCACTGTCAAATCACAGCGTGATAATACAACCCAATTTAATCGTGTAAAGGTGATTGCTTGAATACAGAATTAATTAATAAATTGAAGGCACAATGTATCGTGCGTGAAATGCGTGGTACTAATGCGTTTGACAATTATATGGTAGATCGGTTTGATACTGAAAAGTTTGCAGAACTGATTGTGAGAGAGTGTGACCGGTATGCCCGTAGTGTATGGGAACATGGTCCTTTGTTAGGTAGAGACTTGTTAATTCATTTTGGTGTTGAGGAGATGAGTGATGAATAAAACTATTGAATGGCTTTTTAAGCAGGCTGGTGGCTATGTTGAAATTGACAGTAAAGGTAATCGTTTTACCTATACAGAAAATTTTGACCCTGATTTATTTGCCGGGTCAGTTATTGCAGAATGTGTTCAAGCATTAGTCAATCATGGTTATACAGATGCGGCAACTATGTTAGCAAACGAGTATCCCGAAGACTGGCAAAAATTTGAATTTCCGGAGATTTAATTATGACTAAATTACTAGTAGGTTTTATTCTTGGTATCGTTGTTTCAACTGTCGGCTTTAGTGGTATTGCTAGAATGGCTGACAACGGTGTTAACAAGATTAAAGAAGTAACGGTAGAACAGGTGAAGTAAATGGGACTAGATATGTATGCTTATGTTGCCAGCAAGAAAGGTCAACAAAGTGAATATTATGAAACTGCCGAGTTTGATAAGACAGTTAATGAATTTGTAAGTACGACTGTTACCAAGCCACACGAACTTGCTTATTGGCGTAAGCATCCTAACTTGCATGGTTGGATGGAACAACTATGGATTAGTAAAGGTCGTCCAAGGCAAAGTGTCGCTTGGCCGGTGTTCAACGGGATTGAACTTGAATTAACATGGGATGACTTAGATAAACTTGAACGAGATATTCGTCAAGGTAGACTTCCTAATACAGAAGGTTTCTTCTTTGGTAATCCTAGTGATAATTATTACTATGAACAAGACCTTGAGTTTGTTAACAACGCTAAGGCAGAAGTGTTCTTAGGATTGAAAGTATTTTATAACAGTAGTTGGTAATGTATATAACAAACAAATACGATTCGGTTAGGTTGCCATATAGCGAAGAAATGTTAGAATGGCTATTGGCAACTTATCCGAAATCTGAGTATAGAGTGGTTATATTGGAAGAACAACATTTATAGCTAAATACGCTACGAGGTATAGCGTGTTTCCCAAAATGTTTAAAAATATAATTATAACTATCTTAACAATAATGTTAATGTTTGTTTGGCTGACGTCCGATCTGGAAAGTGATTATTATAATCTGGATGATGTTACTATTGAATATAAATGTAGTGTAATTAGAGAGTACAAAAATATTCCGCCCGAAGTTCTTGAGGAATGTAGGAGACGGAAAAACATAACCGAAGATGTTGACAACAAAACATCGGTGTGATATAATTTACAAATTATTAACTTAAGGAACTTTCATGTCAGCCTCATGGATTCGTAAACTAAATGAATCAGATAGCCGCCTTCATAAAGAAGATGTACTCAAACAAGCATTAGAGGCAAGTGTCCTTGGTAGCAGTAATGCTATCAATTTCTTGTCATTTGTAAAAGCATGTTACAATCCTTACGTTACCTTTGGTGTTCGTCAAGTACCAGACACAACAGGTATCGTTGATGCAGAAAATCCCTGGGATGAGTTTAATGAGTTGATGCTACAACTTAGTCAACGTAGATTAACAGGTCATGCCGCACGTGATGCCATTCAAAGTACGGCTGAACGATTTGATAGTGATGAATGGAATACATTCTTAGCACCAGTATTGCGTAGAGACTTACGTGCTGGTATTAGTGACAAAACAATCAATAAGATTTGTAAGAAAACAGCTTACGAAATTCCAATCTTTGGTTGTCAACTTGCTACTAATAGTGAAGGTCGTCCTGAGATGAAAAGTATCAAACGCCTTGAGCCTAAGTTAGATGGCGTTCGTATGTTGTTGATGGTTATCCCAAGTGATTTTGGCGATGTTACTACTATCTGTTTTAGTCGTAATGGCAAACAGTTTGATAACTTTGGTCACATTGAAGAACAGGTTCGCAGTAACTGGATCAAGATGGTTCGCAAAGCCGGAACAAGTAACTTAAGCATGGGCTTTGTGCTTGACGGTGAGGTTATTGGTAATAGCTTCCAAGAACTGATGCGACAAGCACGCCGTAAAGAAAATGCTCAGGCAGAAGATAGCGTGTTCAACGTGTTTGACATTCTACCGCTTGATGCTTTCCGTGAAGGTCATTGGAATAGTCAACTTGAAAAGCGCATTAAGATATTAGAAGATATGCGTCCAGTAATTGATAACATGCCTAATGTTGAATTACTGCCACACATCATGGTTGACTTAGATACAGCCGCTGGTCGTGACCAGTTGGATCGTTATGCTAAGGATCAAGTTAATCTAGGCTTTGAAGGCATTATGATTAAAGAATTACAAGCACCATATATCTGCAAACGTAGCACAGATTGGATGAAGTGGAAGCCAACTATTACTGTAGATTTAGAGGTCGTGGGCATTGAAGAAGGTACTGGTAGAAACTTAGGAAGACTTGGAGCACTTGTTTGTCATGGAATCGATGATGGAAAAGAAATCACAGTCAATGTGGGTAGTGGCTTTAGTGACGGTGATAGAGATGATTATTGGACTAACCGCAATTTGGTCATTGGTCGCACTGCTGAAGTATTGTGTGATGTGATTACCCAGAATCAAGATGGTACTTACAGTTTGCGTTTCCCCAGATTTGTTCGTTTCCGTGACGATAAATGATAAAATAACTTATTAGGAGAATACTATGGTAACAATTGTTAAACATGAATGGCATCAACACGATAGACAATATGCTATTGAACTTGATGAATCACTATTAAGTGAAATCTATCCTGATAAGGAAGAAGATGAGATTAAAGTAATACTAGAAGGTATTGCTGACGGCACTTATGATTATGAAGATGTACTCAATGACGCCTACGAGAATGATGTAGAGATTGAATGGGACTTCCAGTATGATGACTGTTGGACTGACCGCAAAGGTGGATACGATGTTACCTACGAACTAGGTGATGAATCTAGTTGGGTAGAGCCTGATAAAGAACCAGAACCAACACACAAATGTACCAAGTGTAAATGGAAGGGTCAGTATTATGATGCCGATTGGCAATGGGAAGATAGTGCGGGTAACGAGTTTGATGAAGCCAAACATGTTTGCCCAATGTGCGAGTCTGACCTTGAACTAACCGAACATGGTTTAGTAGAGGAAGAAGCAAAAAAGAAACGCATGGCAGAAATTGATGCTATGTTTAACGAAGAAGAGGAAGAGTAAAATGGCAACATGGTCAGTAAAACCAACATGGAAGAAATCAATCCTTGAACGTAATTACCTGTCAAAGGATGATAACCGAGTTATGATTGAAACTGGTTGGCGTTGGGGTGAATTCACAGTTGAAACTGATGATGACAATCCTCCGAACATTGAAGCAGGTGTTAATATCTATGACTGTGGATATGAATCTGAATTAGTAGAGACTAATGATGGTTGCTGGGAAGAACATGACATGGATGATTGTGATGAAGAAACCCAAGAATGGCTAGAAGAATTTTTTGACGAAGGCAACAGTTGGCTCGATTTAGAAGAACATGGCTGGAGCCAAGACGAATGTGAAATGATTATTGATTGTGATTTAGAAATTACAAGAATCAATGACGATGGTTCTGAAGGTGAAACTATTACTACTGGTATGGATGAAGAAACTCAAAAGAGTAGAGAACTTCCGCTTAAGCTAGAACCACAAGCAGTTTGGCCCTTTGAAAAGCCTAACAAAGATATTGAATAATGGAACAAGACATTAATAACTATGTAGGTAAGTCTTACACGTTTGAAGATGGCAATAAAATTGAAATCATTCAAGTAAGAATGGTTGATGAGCAGAGGTGTGGCCCATCAGTCACTTACTTTATTCATCAAGGTCGTGGCATACCACAAAAACTAATTATGCCTTTGGAACCCTTCATTGAATTGTATGGCCATTTATTCGAAGATAATCCATCAACAGAATAGACTAAATACTTAGATGTTTAATAGAATATTTACTTTTTCCAACCTTACACTATTGGTAGCATTGACACTTAGTTCAGTGGCAGCTTACTATAGTATCATCGGGTTAACAGCTATCTTTGCAGGTGCGGTTATTCCTGTTATCATCATGGGTACAATACTTGAAGTAGGCAAGATCACTACAACAGTATGGCTACGTAAATACTGGAACCGTGCAGGCTTCTTGCTCAAGCTATACTTAGTACCTGCTGTTATCGCATTAGCATTGCTTACCTCTATGGGTATCTTTGGCTTCTTGTCAAAAGCACACATGGATCAAGGCATCACATCAGGTGATAGCCAAGCCAAATTATCATTGTACGATGAAAAAATTAAAACACAACGAGACAACATTGAGTTAGCCCGCAAAGCACTAACTCAAATGGATAATCAAGTTGATCAACGATTAAGTCGTGGTGATAGTGAGAATAGTGCTGAACGTGCCGTACAAATTCGTAGACAACAAGCCGGTGAACGTACTAAGTTACAAAAAGAAATTGGTGATGCTCAAAAAGAAATTGCTAAACTAAATGAGGAACGAGCACCTATTGCGGCAGAGAATCGTAAGATAGAAGCAGAAGTTGGCCCTATCAAATATATTGCCGCACTAATATACGGTGACGATGCTGATAACAATACACTTGAATCTGCTGTTCGTTGGGTTATTATTTTATTGGTTATTGTATTTGATCCATTAGCTATTGCACTTGTACTTGCCGCTAACGCAAGTAAAGAATGGGATAAAGAAAAACCAAAATATGAAGA